TGCAGAATGTTAATAATCTAATTGTTGAACGAAAATACGCTTCCGTTAACATTCCGCCATAGCAAGGCGTTGCTATGAAGAGTTTTTCTTTTCGCAAGTCATCTAATTTGACTTCCAATTTTTGTTCATTTGGATTTCCTGGCGGTGTTAGTGTAGTTGGCACTTTAGGCAATGCAGGCACCTTAGGCAAAGCCATAGGTGTAATTTTCTTTTTTGTATTCATAATAACTCCAAGTTATATTATAAGGGTTCTACTTCGAAAATAGTATATTTGAACGATGCGATCGCTGTGAAATATTCTACGCTTCCTGATGCTATGTCAAAGTCCAAAGCGGACAATGATGTAGGGAACAGATTTTTAAATATTATATTTACTTTTGCCGTGTTTGTCGAGTCTAAAATCGTTAAAGTTGCATCCGAGTATGCCAAAATCTCTGAGGTACCATCCAATTTTGTTATAAACGGGAATCTGCTTGGCCTATCTTTTACAAAGGTTGAGAATTGGTTATAGTCTTTAGGGAAACCTATAGCAACTATCCATCTGTACAATTCAAGATAATTTGACATATCTTCTGATATCAAAAATCTAATTGCAAGCTCACCGAAATTAATCTTATCACCGATAGTAGGAATATCAACAAACGGGGTAGGTTGAACCGCATATCCAAGTTGTATATCTGGGATGTTTGCGGATTGACAAGTAAAAGAAACATTAGGTATATCTTTGACACCAAATCTAAACGCATTCGGTCTTAAATAATCATACGTTTTAGGTAATGAATTATAAAAATTATTTTGTAGATTGTTGATGTTTGCAGTATACATACGCTTCCTTGTTATCTAATATATTTATAGCCTGTGCAAAGATAGAAAAAGGGGGAATTGCTTCCCCCTTTTAAATTCCGATCTATGTCGGCTACTTAATTACATTAAGTTCACTACCTTAGTCTTGCGATAGTATTGGTTGCGACCTGCTGTGAATTTGTCTCCATCTGCATCTGATAAAGAAGAGCTAGATGTAACATATGGGTTAGCAATCAGACCATAACGTGTCTTGAAGCCAATCTTTGGCTGGAAGCTGTTAGGATCGATAGCACGAACCATTTGTAAAGGAACATATGGGCAGTAGAACATACCTGCATCATAAGGAGAAGAACCCTTATAACCAACCATGTAGAACTGGCTAGCAGCACCAAGGTTTGCAGAATATGGATCAATGTAAACACGATAACGACCGTTCAATACACCCGCGAATGTGTTACCTGTATCGTCAACATTTAAGTTTGTAGACAAAGCTGGGGTATAGTCTAGAACACCAGACATAGCTAATGCACTTGCAACGTCTGCAGAACAAACGATGAAGTTACCTTTTCCTCTACGAGTATCTTGTGCAATGTGATTAGCATCACGCTCAATGTTAAATAATAGACCTTTGAAACGCTCAACAGACCAACGTCCATTAGAGTCAATATCTAAGTCAAATGTTCCTGCTGTTGCTGTTGCAGGTGAACCTGTTTTTGCAACTTGATAAATTGTTCTAACAACTTCACGATTGATTTCAAACATGAATTCTTGTGATAGAATGTTGGACAATTCTGCTTCAGCGTCAAGCCCGTGAATTGCTTTCAAATCTTGTGCCAATTCAACAGTGTATTCTGCCTTTAAAGCACGTGACTTAGCAGTAACTGTAGTCTTGTCAATTGAGAATGACATCTCATTAAATTGACTTGCAGCTTCCATAGATGCTGTAGAGATTGCATTACCTGTGGTATATGTACCAAACACTGGGTTAGAACCAGAATGAGCTGGTAATGAACCTGTACCTGGAATAGAACCAGAGAATGAAGTATTTGCTTCGTTGAACAATGCTTCTTTTCTTGTTGATGTGTTGTTACGCTCTGAACCATACATAGAACGCATTGCAAAGATCAAGCCTGTTGGGCCTGTCATTGGCTGTACACCGCAAATGTCATATGCCATTAGGTTAGGCATTGCACGACGCACTAAACCGATCATGATCGGGTCATACTTGTCAATACCGCTAGTAGCAGAAATGTTGTTTGTTGGAGCTGTCTCAAACAATGCATTACGCTCTTCACGTAATGAACGCTCTTGGTTCTCTAACAATACAGACGTTACTTGACGTTTGTAGTTGTCTTTAATGGGAGGAAGGTCTGGATGATCCAGAATGGCTTCCCACTTCTTTTGGTAGTTTTCGGATAAAAACATTTATGTCTCCTTGTTGTGACTGTTTTAAATAACTTTTACTTATTTATAAGTTATTGTCTTTTGATTGTTCTTGATAAGGCATTTGCATAAGCTGAAACAACATCGTTGCTTTGCGTGAAGCTAGCTGGCGTGTCCGTCTCCTCTGTTAGCGCTTGCTTGGCTGTCTCTTTAATTACAGCGTCGCGTGGAAAATAATTTTCCTTAATAACAGAAACTTTTTCTTTGTAGATTTCTTCATTCTCGAAATCAACACCTTCTAAAAGTTTTGTCAATTTATTTACTTCAGTATCTGCTAGATCCTTAGCCATTTCCTTAATAATAAGTTTGCGCTTTAGTTCTGTCACTGAAGTATTTAAGCCAACATTGTTTTCTACTTGGCCATTTAGGCTTTCTTCCAACTCTGTTACCTTAGCTTGCAATTCACCGATTACATCATATTTTTCCTCAGGCACTTCAATATAATGTTCTTTGAAGAGCGCCTTAAGACCTGTCATAAAGTCTTCAGCAATTTCGCCGCGAAGACCATTTTCTACTGCCAATTTATTTTCTTCTAAGTAGTTTTCAACTACATAGTTAAGATATGCATCCACTTTTTCAACAATGCTTTCCTTATACTCAAGGAATTCTTCAGCATATTTTTCTTCAAGTGATGCTGCAACTTTTTCCATTTCGTTATTAACGCGAGCAATAACGGCTGCTTCAAAAATGGATGTTGCTTTTTGTCTGAAATCTTCTGAAAGTTCTTCACCAAAGATAGGTGAAAGATCGATAGGTTCAACTATTGATTCTTTGTCTTCTTCCGATGTTTCTTCTTCAGATACAACTTCTGCAGATGTATCAGTTTCTTCATCTTCATGAATACCTGTATTCTGCGGAATAGATGAAAGATCTTTTACTGTTGTGAAGTTAGGTGCATCGCCTACAGGCCCCTTCATTGCAATAGTATTCTTAGAAATACCTTTTGCAGTAATGGCACCTTGGTTTACATCTTTCTCTTCACGATCTTCGTGACTTGCAGATTCTGAATCGCCCTGTTTTGGGCTTGCTGCGTCGCCAGAATTAGCGGGCTTGATTGTGGAATCTTTTCCGCTAGTTGGAACCATTGGTCCGGCGCCCTCATTAACTTCCTGGGAAGTCTTGATAGAAACGCGTTCTAGCAATTCCTTAACTTTACTTTCTACTGACATTAGAGTCTCCTAACTGTATGAATGTTCTCAATCTATATTTATAAGTTTTATTACCTAGACAATTGATTGACGAATTGTTCAAAAATTTGTAATTTAACTTCGTCTAAATTCTTAGCAGAAGCCTTCCGTATTTGCTTTTGTGCATTTTCAATTTGTATTGCCTTCCACACGCCATTTTCAAGAATCCACTCTGCAGATTCCATGATTCCTTGAACAAAGGCGTCTGGGGCAGATGGGTCAGCAACAATGTCAACAGTTGCAAGGTGAAAATCGCCTTGTACTTCGTTGATTCCTTCGGAGTTCATTTTCAACGATCCCAACCCTCTTGTGGATACGCCTAGTTGAACTTCATTTTCTATTAAATTCTTTGCTATAATTCCCATAGGTGTATCCAATATTTTGGCTCTACCTATAACATCATTACCTTCCATCTTTAGGCTAGTAATAAGGTGGGAAACTTGATGTAAGTTGATTGAAGGATTCTCAGGATGGCCTAGCTCTCCTAGTGAACGTTTTTGTCCGATAAGCTCTTGATACTTTTGGACTTCTCGTTCCATGATACCTCTACCATAGGAACGATTGTTTCTATTTGGTTTTTCAGCTTGAGCAAAGATACCTTCAATAAAGATATTTTTTCCGCCACCTTGTTTGTCTTCTACAAGGTAATGTAAATCTTGTGCAACTTCTTTAATTAATCTCATATTAGTTCCCGGTTAAAACTTAGTCTGTTGATCGGGTTCAATAAACCCAGCAGGCTTAGATATGTGTAAATAAATTGTACTATTTGCAGGCATTGTAACTGTAATATTTGCACTATTATTTGAGGTATCAGCAAAACCAAGCATCTGCGTTGTTGACCAATTGTCATTGCCATTTAATATCATCGTTGTAGAATTATTACGAGTAATTACAATTGGAAATGCGTCTGGAGCAGACCACATT